AATGGAAAATCGTAGTGGACTGGAGCCGCGTGGTGTAGCGGTGCTTATTCAATTGTATGAACCTGAACGTCAAGGTGCTAAGATTGTCATTCCTGATCTTGTGCAAACCCGCATGTCTATGGCAGATACCCGTGCATTGGTTATCGCTGTTGGCCCGTCGGCTTGGCATGATGAACCGCAGCCTCGTGCCGCCGTGGGTGATAAAGTGCTCGTGACGAAATTCGCCGGCATGTCTGCCATTGGCCCCGCTGATGGAGCCGCCTACCGTCTTGTAAACGACCGTGACATATTCTGTGCGATCGTGAAGGAGGCCGCATGAGCGACCTTACTAGCGCCGCCACTCCTGAACAGCAGACTGCCGCTTCTGCCCTTGGGTGGACGCCGCCGGAACGCTACAAAGGCGACCCTACCCTTTACATCGACGCTGAAGAATTCATAAAGCGCGGTGAAACCGTTCTCCCGATTGTGAAGAAACAGTTGGAGAAGACTCGGGAAGAACTTGCAAAGCAGAATCGAGTGAATGCGGAAGTATCTGCCGCCTTGGTCGCCGCGCAAACTGCAATTGAAGATCTGAAAGAACACAATACGGTCGCCACTCAACGAGCGGTGGAAAACGCTCGCAAGGAATTGAAAGCGCAACTCGTTGCCGCCTCCGAAGCTGGCGATCATATCGGTGTCTCCGAGCTAACTGACCAGCTGATCAAGCTCCCCACTGCTGCGCCGGCGGCGGAGAAGAAAGAGACCCCCACACCCGCCCAATGGCAACCTGAACCTTCCTTGTCCAGCTGGATGGAAGCTAACCCCTGGTGGGGGGTGGATAAGAAAAAGACTGGTCTCGCTCTCGGCATCGCCCAGGAACTGCGCGAGAAGGGTAATACCCAGGTTGGCACAGATTTCTATGACCTTATCTCTTCTGAAGTCGATAAGGTGCTTGCGCCACCGGCGGCAGACGAGCCTGTTGACAAGGTTGCTGGTGTTCGCAACAGTGGCGGCGCTTCGCGAGGTGGCGGCAAACAAAGTTTCGCTGCTCTCCCTGCCGATGCTAAAGCGCAATGTAACGCCGAGGCGCGTGAATTTGTAGGCGCCAGCAAACGCTACAAAACAAACGAAGAATGGCAAGCCCAGTTCGCTAAACTATATTTCGCAATGGAGTAAGAAATGGCTATCGCACCCCTCAATCCTGCAAACAAACCCGACATGGAGCGCAAGCGTATTCCTATGTCAACCCCCGTCCAGCGTCTTGAGGCGCCTGACATTCCCGGTTACCATCTTCATTGGTTTACCGGCTCGTCTGAGCGTATCCAACGCGCCCTGGACGGCGGCTATGAGTTTGTGGATGAGCGTGAAACGAAGGTAAACAGTGTCGGCATCGGAAACGAATCTACTCGTTCCGGTAACAACGATCTAGGTAGTAGAGTCAGTGTCATTTCAGGGCAAGATATCGGTAAAGACGGTCAACCCGTTCGACTGGTTCTGATGAAGATTAAGCAAGAATGGTATGATGAAGATCAGAAAGCTGTAACAGCTCGTAACGAACAGGTAGCAGCTTCGATTCGTGGTGGACTCATCGGTGCAGAGCATGAGAAAAATAATGATGCTCGTCACCGCTATGTTGATCCGGCTCGGACAGCGCTCCCTGACCTATTTAATCCGAACAAAAAACGCCGTCAGGCGTAAGGAGACCTAAATGGCTAACGCCAATCGGCCTTCCGGTTTCACTCCCGTCAGCTATCTGAATGGGGCACCCTGGAATGGTCAAGCTCGTGTTTATTCTATCGCCGCCACCTACGGCACGGCACTCTACATCGGTGATCCGGTTATCAGCAGCGGCACCGCTGATGCCTACGGCATTGCTGGCGTAGCAATCGGAGCCGGCAGTGGCGCGCTTCGTGGAGTTATCGTCGGATTGTTCGACTCCGGTTCAACCACAGGTTCGCCTGGTGGCGTAACGGTAGGTGGCATCTTTGATGCTAACAAAGTCTACCGCCCAGCTTCCAATGCGAACGTGTGGTATGCCGCAGTTGTGGACGATCCGAACGTGATCTTCGAATTACAGGAAGAGTCCAACGGCACCGCACTCGCCGCGACGGAAGTTGGCCTGAATCAGATTTCCTTAATCGGAACTGGTAATGGCTATCTCTCCGGTTGGTTGCTTCGTTCTGCAACCGGCGCCACTCCTGCCACCACCGCTACTCTCCAACTGCGTTTGCTCGGCTTGTCCCAAAAGCCCGCCGGCACAAACGTCTTTGGGGCATATGCAAAATGGCTGGTTCAGATTAACGTGCATGAACTCGGTCACGGCACTGGTGCTGCTGGCGTATAAGGAGAAACAATCATGGCTGCTGGAGTTATCAATACCGCATCGCACCCCAAGTTACTTTGGCCCGGTGTATATACCACGTGGGGTCAGATCTACGACTCTCATCAAAAGGAATACACGGATCTCTACGAGATCAAGCATTCCGACAAGGCTTACGAGCAGGGCGTGCAAGTTACCCCGTTCGGTTTAGCGCCTTACAAACCGCAAGGCTCGCCGGTCACTTACGACGGTGAAGTGCAGGGCGTCGTCAACACTTATCAGCATCTCGCCTACGCTCTCGGTTACATCGTGACGTTTGAAGAGTTGCAGGATAATCAGTATAAGGAAGTGGCGAGCAATCGCGCCGCTGCCAACGCATTCTCAATGCAGCAGACTATCGAGAACGTTGGCGCCTTCCTTTACAATAACGCCTTCGTGACGACTTATTTCACGACTGGTGATAGCGCCGCACTCGTAAGCACTGCCCACGTTAACGCGACGGGTGGCACTTATAGCAACGCGCTGTCCCCGGCGGCCGACTTGTCGGAAGCATCACTCGAAGACTTGACCATCCAGATCATGGGTGCCACCAACGACACGGGCCTGCTGATCAACGTAATGCCACGTTCACTCCACATCGCGCGCCAAGAATGGTATAATGCGAATCGGATCTTGAACTCGGTATTGCAATCCGACACCGCGCAGAATAATATCAACGTGCTGAAAGCGACCAACGCTTTCCCCGAAGGTATTAAGATGAATCACTATTTCACCTCTGCGCATCCGTGGTTTATCCGCACTAACGTGCAAAAGGGTATGACCATGTTCTGGAGGAATGAACCGATGTTCGATCAGGACAACGACTTTGATACCAAGAACGCAAAGGCTGCGAGTTACATGCGGTTCTCCGTGGGTTGCACAGATCCGCGCGGGATCTACGGCAGCAACGGGCCGTAAGTTAGACTAGTTGTTTTACCCGTGTTGTATGCGTTCGTATAACACGGGTATCGCAAACAGTTTAGTCAGCACTAGCGTGTCGAGCGCACCTCGACGGATCTGACCTTTGGTCAGCGCACAGGAGAATCACCATGCCAATCGGCGGCGTAGTATCGAATTATCCCCAGGGTTTTACCTCGGGAATGCAGGTGCGAGGAATGCCCCTGCTTCAAATGCAACCCGGTAATGTATTCTGGGTTGATAACGCAAGTGCGCTTAACGTGGGCGCCAAGGCGGGAAGTGACAGCAATCGCGGAACCTACCTTGCGCCATTCTCCACTCTCCAATACGGATTGGATAGTTGCACTGCTTCTCGCGGTGATATTATCTTCGTGGGTGGCGGACACGCAGAGACTATTTCGAGCACTACTGTCCTCGCCTTGAACAAAGCAGGGGTTGCGATCATCGGCCTAGGTTCCGGCGGCTTGCGCCCAACCTTCACATTCACGACCGTCGCAACCGCAAATATCCCTGTCACAGCGGCGAACATCAGCATTCAAAACTGCTTATTCCGTGCGAACTTTGCGGACGTTACGTCGATGTTTACCGCTACTGGCGCAAATACGCCGACAGATTTTGCGATTGATAACTGCGAATTCCGCGATTTGTCGAGTGTTCTTAATGCCATTACTATTTTCACTGGTAACGCAACTGCAAACTCTTGCGACGGTTTCTCCTTCACGCGTAATACAATCTCGAGCCTGGGCACGACGGCGGCCACCACTGCGCTCAAGCTTAGTTCTGCAACTGATCGTGTAACTATTGCAGATAACTTTGGTAACTGGGCGGTGCTGGACAACACGGCGGCGATGCTAGCCGGCGGTGCGAACAACATTACTAACTTGATGTTTGCGCGTAATGTGCTGAATCGTCCGAACACCAGTTCCACCGGCGGCTCGTTCATCAGTTCCTCCTCCACCGCTTGCACCGGCCATTGCTACGACAACTATATGTATCAACTCGATGCTACCGCCGGTATCTGGATTGCGACCGGCACGAAGCTTGCGTTTAGCAATAACTTCAGTCCCATCACCGGCGCTGCCGATAAGTCCGGGCTGATCAATCCCGCCGCTGTCTAACCTTAGGGGGGTTCGCCCCCCGTTTTTGGAGCTATCATGCGGCCATTTATTGTAAGCTACACCCCGCTCGCGGCGGCGACAACCTACTTTGCGACAGGACTGACTGGCGCGACTGGCGTAATTGCTACGCCAGCAGTGTCAGACGGACTGGCGCATTTCGTCACACTCGCCTCGGCGGCAAATCTTTCCGGCATCACGATGACTTTAACAGGTCTCGATGCAGACGGTCAGGCGCAGACTGAGGCTATCGTCGGCCCGAATATTACGACTGTAACGGGTGTTAAGTATTTCAGTCGTGTCAACACTATCACATTCGGCGCTACCCTTGGCGCGAATACTATGGATGTGGGGATTTCGGCTGTCGCAATATCTCAGACCTTGCCCATTAACTATCTACAATCTTCATTCAGCTCAACGCAGATGGTGGCAATCACAGGGACTATTAACTACACCGTGCAATACACCGAGGCGGCGATCTACGATGCTGCCCCTTCCACACTCACCTGGTTCAGTCACGCTACACTTGCCAGTAAGACGGCTTCTGCTGACGGTTCAATTACCTCCCCTTTCCGCGCCCTTCGCCTCCTCATCAATTCCGTGACGGCAAGTGCGACCATTTCTTTAACCAGTATTCAAACGCGAGGTTAATATGGCCCTGTCTAATGTTGAAGAACTTCGCCCGCTCCTCGCTTTCGTGCAAATGATTAGCGACCCTGATGCCTTTGCCGAAACGCTGAAACGGGTAGAGACGGATCTTGCGCAGTATGACAAGATGATGAAAGTTTATCCGACGGTAAAAGCGGCGGACAGTTACTTCGCGCAAGCAAAGAAGTATGTGGAAGAAAGCAACGCGATAATTGCAGGGAAGCAGAACGAGTTCGACATGGCGCGTTCTGCGTGGTTGCAGGATAAAGCTGCGCAAGAAACTGCGCTGGATGAACAACGTCAGGCGGTAATGTTAAAGGCGACGGAGTTGAGAGAACGAGAAAAACTTCTCGCCGGCGGCGAGCATACCCTTGAAGTTAATACGCTACTTGTCGAAGGCTTAAAACAAGACGTGTCTAATGAAAAGGCAACGCTTGAAAAGTTAAATGCGGATTTAAAACTTCGCATCACACGTCTTGATAAAGCTAGTGCAGCGTTAGAGACTGTATAATGGCTGCTGATGACAAGCTAATTGTCGCCCGTGATCCCACGTCCACGCTCTCAGCGGATGTGGGGGATAGCACAAATAAAGCTATCCGTGTTAATATAGTTGCACAGGGTTCTACTGCGGGCAGCACGCCGGCGGCACCGACTACTGCAAACGTCTCGGCGGCTAGTAGCGTTGTGGTTGCGGCAAACACCGCTCGCACGAAGATGGTAATTATTAACACGGGCTCCGTAAGTGTGTATTTTGGAATTGGGCAAGCGGCGGTAGTGGGTAGTGGAATTATGCTGACAGCAAGCGGTGGAACCTGGGTGATGGATAGTGGAACTTTTACACTTGCAGATATTAGAGCAATTTGTGCGAGTTCTTCCACACTTGCAATACAAGAATTTTCATAGAGAAAACAAATGACAACTGACAATATTAAGTTTGCAACAAGCGCTTCTATTACTTGCACATATGGTTCATTAACTAGTAGCGCTACAGTCGGAAGATCGTCTGCGGCGATTGATAACACAACCAACTTATATGTTGATGCTTTAGTTACGGTGACGTTGACAACTGGGGCTGGCACACAAGCCAACGACAAGGCGGTTTACGTTTATTTATATGCGTCTGAGGATGGGACGAACTACGACCAAGAAGAAGGTAACTCTCCAGCAAGCGATGCGACCTATACCATCAACTCGCCAACGATATATAAGGGGCCGGTTGTTATTCCGGTGGCTACCGCATCTAAGGCTTATAACAAAGTGTTTTCTGTAGGTTCTATTTTTGGAGGTGTGATGCCGCGTAAGTGGGGGATTATTGTGGTTAATTTCACCGGTCAAACGCTCGCTGCTGGTGCCGCTACCTATACCGGCGTAACCTACACCAACGCATAAGCATGGCTTATCGGTATCCACGAGGATGGGGTCAGCAAATGCCGCCAGCCGGGGCTACGGTTGATTGGGGCGATCCTATTAACAACGGAGCATTCGCTGTCTATCTTTTGAACGAAGGCGGCGGGCAACGCCTTACTAACTTGGTAAACCCGAAAGGCAACGTCACAGCTTTTGGTGCCAATAACGCTTGGTCTACTGGCAACGGGGGGTCAGCCGTTATCTGCAACAGCACAGGAAGCGCGATTAATATTGGCAATTCTTCTGGTTCTGGTTGGGGCGCTGGAAATGTTATGTCTTATTCCGCTTGGGTTTATTTCACTACATTTTTGACTGGCAACCAATCTATTATCGGAGGACAGGGCTTTAATACTCAGTGGCGAATAGATTACTCAACGGCAGTTCAAACGCTTAATGAACAAGGGATAGTTTTTATCGGTTCTTCGACAACTGCGCTTACTACAAATAAATGGTTTTTTGTTTGCATGACTTACAACGCATCGGGAACTGTGCAGTTCTATCTAAACGGGAAAGCAGATGGCTCCGCTACGAGCTTACAGACGTTTAACCGAAGCGCTCAAGCAGAACTATGCGGCGCAACCGGTGACGGCGCTCCCATGACGTCCGGCGCAAAATTAAGCGGGTTTCGAGGATGGGATAGGGTGCTAACCCCCACTGAAGTATTGCGTTTATTTCAAGAGCCATTCGCCGGGATTTACAAACCGAGACAATACTGGTCTAGGGCGGGTGCCGCTGCTGGCGGCGCAATAATTTCTCCCATGCCTTTTTACAATACGATTTACATCAACGAGTAATTTTTTAACTAAAGGAGTTCCATCATGTCAGGTGCTGCAAATGGAGTTATGTATAAAGTTTCTTTCGATGCAATATCGGTAACTAACGTCGCGCAAGACATCATCGAGATTGTTTGTGCCGCCGGTGTGCCTGTGCTTATCCACGCATGGAAACTGACGTTTGTTCCGACGATTACCAGCGGTGTGGCGCAGGACGTGCGGGCACAACTGCGAACAGTTGTCCGGTCTACTACTGGCTCCGGTGGCGCTGCCATCACCCCGCGCGCGACGAACCAGCGCAATACGTTGGCTGCTGCCGGGACATATACCAGGACGGTAACAACGCCGGGGACTGTGGGCAACGTGATGGGGAGCGAACAGCCTTCCATCATCGTTCCGTGGGAGCGCGTCTGGACTGCCGCGCAACGTATTCTGGTGCCTGCTGGCACGCGCTGGTGTATCAATCTTGAGGCTGGCTTGGGCGCTGCTTACAACGCCAGCTTTGAAATGGATGTTGAAGAAATCTAAGATTTAAAACCGGGCGGCCAACGCAACCATTCTTTGCGCTGGTCGCCGCTAACACTTACTACCAAAGGAATACACAATGTCAGTTGAAACAATTGTCTGTAGTGCTACCGATGGGCCAACGCTCACGGCGGCGTCTAGAGCGTCTTGCATACCTACGGCGAACCGTATCATTCTGCCCAATAACTTTTTCTACATCGGGCGAGCAGTTCGCATCCAAATGTCTGGCAGAATTTCATGCGTCATTACTACGCCTGGAACTGCGCGTATTGATGTTTGCTTTGGCTCTGCGGGAACTACCATCGTTCACGATACGGGCGCATTAAACTTGAACATTGTAGCCAAGACTACAGTGCCGTGGAACTTTGATGTTACGTTGGTTTGCCGCGCAGTCGGAACAGGAACGACGACGACATTCTTTCCTACAGGGCCTGGATTCCAGTCTGAGGCTGTGATCGGTGCTCCACTTCCTGCTGTTGGCGGGAACGGGCTACTTTACGCGCCTGTTGGAACTCCTGCTGTCGGTGCGGGTATGGATAACACTGCGTCAAGCGCGTTGGATTGCTTCTTTACGCAGACTGTTGCTACTGGTTCATTCACTGTTCATAACTACATCGTGCAGGTTTTAAATTAAGGATAAATCATGGCTAGAGAAACAAATTTTGTTGCTGACTTCCGCGCGTCCGTTTGCGCAATGCTTTCAACGTTTGAAAAAACGCTGGCGCTTGTAGACAAGGCTGATGCGCTTGGGTGGGACGAAGATTCTTTTTCAGGTGCGCTCGCTGGCGGTGACATATCTGCCGCCCAGTTTTATGCCGCCGTCAGTGCCGTGCGAGACCTGCGGACAGAAAACGCAGTCGCTACGATCGCCTTGGTTAAGCTAACCTCCTAATGCCAATCGCCTTCCCACTCCCGTCTAGGGATAACGCGCTGACCGCAGCGGCATGGCTAGGACAAGCCAGCAAGTCGTTTGCGGTAGTGCCTGCGCCTAATCTTGGGCGTGTGGGATTCCCATTGCAGTCTTGGGCGGTAGGTGGTTCTAGCGGATGGTCAATGAATCCCGGAACAGGGGTAAGCCCGAAGCGGGCGGTGAACGTGCGGCGACTGAATACGATGTATACCGCGCCAGATCAAACGGCGGTAGTCAATCCTGCCGCGCTGATTGATGAATTGTATGACATAGATGTTTCTTATGACCGTGATTTAGGGCAGCAGAATAATCGCATTGTTGGGGTTAGTCGTGATGCTACGGGTGTCGCGCTCGGAACGTGTGTAGTGAAGGTATTTAGAACCGATGATGATGTTCTGGTGGCGTCAACAGTAAGCGATGGCAGCGGTAATTGGACTGCATACCCTAATCAGCAAGGGCCGTATTACTTTGTGGAATATAAAGCCGGAAGTCCTGATGTGTTCGGCACAAGTCCTAACACCAACACCGCAACGCAGTTTACGCCAGGCCAATAATGGCGACCAACGACGTATACCTAAGACCAGATGCCGGTGACGGCACCAACGGTGTGCGGCTACGCCCAGATGCGCCAGATGGGGCGTCAGGTAGCCGTCCGCTTGCCTACATGCTATCAGCTATTTCGCTGGTGGCGCTCGGCTTTTTCCCCGCCGAGGAAATCAAGGCGGCGCAGCATGACCTGAACGCTTATCGTTCTCCGGCTTCCGTCACGGCAAACGGCCATGTAATACAGCAACACACTCAGGTAAGGATCGCCAAGGCTGAAACGCAGCCGGTAACGCCTGACCACAGCAATCGGATGTTCTTTGGGCGAACTGCGCCCGTAGTAGTGTCCGCAGGACAGCCGTTCTTTTCTTGGCAGCCGCCTGTTGCGCCGCCAGAGGCAGAGGCGGTAACTTGGCGGGCGAACCACAACGCACTGCACACGTATAGAACCAATTACCAGACAGTCGGCCAGCCTTGGTCTACGTGGCCAACTTATAAGCCGCCGATATTTGATGCGGAGGTAATCAGCCCGCCAGTCACGGCCCCTTATCGGCAGTCGGTAGTCGCTGCCGCGCCACAGGTAACGCAGCCAGTCTGGAATTGGTATTCCTACAAAATTGAGTTGCAGCCACCAGAGGACATACGGCAGCCAAGGCACGATTTAAATGCTTACCGCAGCATCACGGTAACGGCGAACGGCCATGTAATCCAGCAGCACACCAACGTAAGAATTAACCGCGTTGATCCGCACCCGCCGCAATACGACCATAACAGTCGGTTGTTTTTTGGCCGCACCTCAAGTATTCCGCCATTGGCGACAGACGTTAATACTGTTCGTAATGGAATTTGGAACCTGGGCAATACTATTCGTAACGGAATCTGGAATTAACAGGGATAATAAAAATGGAAGAGCGTCGGCGGGCAACTGACACATTGGTTTCATACGCAGATTTTGAGGCATATAAAATTGTGGCAAGTGAAGCTAGAGGTGTGATGCAGCGTAGAATGAATGATATTCACACTGCCCTCTTTGCTACAGATTCGGACAACGCGAATAAACAGCCAGGGCTAATGATTACGGCAAAAAAAATAAGTGATCATATTGACAACGTATGCAAGATTGCGAGGTGGGCGTGGCGATTGCTTGCTGGTTTTGTTACCTTTGCTGCCAGCACCGCGTTATTTGCGCATCAAATGGGGTGGCTATGAAAACAAGTGAGCTGGGAGAAGAGTTCATCATCTCGTTTGAGAAGGTTCGCCTTACTGCTTACGATGATGGTTGTGGAGTTTGGACGATTGGGATAGGGCGGACACAGGGAGTGAGGCGCGGGGACGTGTGCTCTGCGAAGCAAGCATTTGATTGGTTTGCCGCCGAGCTGTCGCAATATGGGGATGTGGTGGATGCTTGTGTAACACAGACTCTCAACCAAGCTCAATTCGACGCCCTTACATCATTCACTTACAACGCAGGTGCAACCGCCCTCCGCTCCAGCACCCTTCTTCGTCTCCTTAACGCCGGGGATTACAAAGGGGCGGCGGCTCAATTTGTTCGCTGGAATAAGGGAACAGTGAATGGAAAATTAGTAGAGCTCGCAGGATTGACCCTTCGCCGCCAGGCTGAGCGGAGGATCTTCGAGACTGGCGTCTATGATATGCACGATGGCGGGATGAAGTTCACTGGCGCAATCGCCTTCACCGATGTAATTTCAGGAGTAGTATAATGACATTTCTTCAAGTGCTTAAATCTAAGACTGTTTGGTACGCGATTCTCGTGGCGGTGCTTAGTGTATTACAAGGTTTTGTAATGCAACTTCCTGTTTCGCCCGCAACCCAGGCTGTTATCGGTTGCGCTATTGCCGCCGGCATTGTCATATTTCGTCTTATCACCACCTTGCCAATAGCGTCAAAATGAGCCTCGACCCTATTACCGCTGTCCTCGACATTGGCGGAAAGGTTATTGAGCGCCTTTGGCCCGACCCCGCCCAACGGGATGCGGCAAAGTTGGAACTATTCAAAGCCACTCAAGCCGGAGAAATGGCTGAAGCCACCCACGTCTTCGAGCTTGCGAAGGCGCAAATTTTAACTAACCTTGAAGAGGCTAAAAGTGTTAATTGGTTCGTTGCTGGTGCTAGACCTTTTATTATGTGGAGCTGTGGTTTCGCGTTTGCGTATGTCGCCCTCTTGGAGCCACTATTGCGATTCGTCGCCAGGGTAGGATTTGATTACGCCGGCGACTTTCCGGTGATCGACACGAACCTCACCATGCAGGTGCTATTTGGCATTCTTGGCTTGGGCGCGTATCGCACGTTTGAGAAAGTTAAAGATGTGGAGGGTAACCGCTAATGACTGCACCTGCAAATAACACTCCTTTCTACATCATCAAAGATGGTATGTTTGATGCCGGGAAATTGATGGAAGGGCAGAACCCGAACAGTGAGCAGCTTGTGCGGGGTATGCGGATACTCACTGATATCATTAACTTCGAGCAAACGCAAGGGCTGAAGCTGTGGTTGAATGTAGACACGCCGATTCCTCTTGTCGCCGGAAATGGCACGTATTCTCTTGGCCCAGCTGGAGATGTAGTTATGCCAAAGCCGCCGCGAGCCATTCAAGGTTACTACGTAGACGTGAACTCTATTCGCCGCCCGCTTAACGTGCTATCCTGGGACAACTACATTCGATTGTCCCAAGTCACACAGACCGGCCCGATAAACTCTTTCTTCGTTAATAAGAAGCAGAGTGAACTGAGTGTGTTCTTTTGGCTGGTGCCGGATGCTACGGCGGCGACAGGGGTAGCGCATCTGCTCCTTCAAACACAGGTCACAAACCCTATCTCCGTAACTGAGGAAATGAACTTCCCCGTTGAGTGGAGATCATTCCTTCACTGGGCGCTTGCGGACGAACTGTCGACTGGGCAGCCGGAGGCAATTGTGCAGCGGGCGCAGCAACGCACTGCCTTTTACCGTGATGCCCTACAAGGATGGGATGTAGAGGATGCGCCCACTTCATTCGCGCCGGATGCTCGCGGCGGCTACCAAACGAGTAGGTTCCGCTAATGGCTCAACAATCTGATACCGTCGGTCTACCCAAGCGGCTTCCTCTCGTCATTGAGCCGGAGAACCGGGATGAGTCTACGCTCAAGGATGCGAAGCTCATCAACGGGTATATGGAGAAAGGAAAGAAAGACGGGGAGTATCACGTATATAAGCGTCCTGGGTTGCTCAATAAGAGCACGATAGCGGGAGCTGGACTTGGCGTATATAATTGGCAAGGAAAGGTATATCGCATCCAGGGCGCGACGATTTATGAAGATGATGTGGCGATAGGGGGCGGAGCGCCGAATGGTGCGCTGGATACGACTGGCGGGATTTATCATTTCGCCTCCTGCCTCGGCGCTACGCCAGCGTTGCAATTTGGAAATGGAGTAGCAACTTATAACTATGACGGAACGACTCCTCTTACAGTTATCGCGGGGGCAAACTTCCCGGCGGCAACAACTAAGGGAATTGTTTACCTCGACGGCACAACCTACGTGATGGACTCAAAGGCGTCGATTCGAGGGTGTGCAGTTATCAACGCGCCGACTGATTACACAGATGTGCTCAATAGACTAACCGCGCAGATTGAACCGGACGGGGGAGTAGGATTGTTTAAACAGCTCGTCTACGTTATCGCGTTCAAGCAGTGGTCAACGGAGGTGTTCTACGATGCTCAGAATGCTACCGCCTCCCCGCTCGGCCCAGTTCAAGGGGCGAAGATTAATCACGGATGCGTGAATGCAGACTCGTTGCAGGATCTTGATGGCACGATATTCTGGCTGGCAGTAAATCGTAAAACGTCTCCGCAAGTTATGCAACTTGATAACCTTAAGCCGATTGTAGTTTCGACGAAGCCTGTTGATAGACTGCTTGCACACGCGGCGTTGGGGACAGTTTACTCTTTCGCGTTTAAAATCGACGGGCATAAGTTCTACGTGCTCACACTTAAGACAGCGAACCTCACCCTCGTCTACGACGCGGCGGAGCAGATGTGGTCACAGTGGACAGATGTAGACGGTAATTACTTCCCCATTGTATCAGCCACCTTCGACGCTAGTTACAACCTCCTCCTCCAACATGAAAGTAATGGGAAGTTATACTACGTCGATCCGACTTATTATACAGATGATACTGCGCAGATTACCTTTGATCTATACACCCCTAACTTTGATGGCGGAATTCGGCGGGAGAAGCTTGCGGGTATGCTCTACATCATTGCGGATCAGCAAGTCGGCAGCACCCTCTACGCGCGGGCGAATGATAAAGACTATGCCGCCGATGCGTGGACAGCGTTCCGGGAAGTTGATCTCGGGATGGATACTCCCTTCCTCTCAGATAACGGATCGTTTAGGCGCCGCGCTTACCACTTTCGCCACACGGCCCCAACGTCTCTTCGCCTGCAAGCAATTGAGCTACAACTCGATATAGGCACAATGTAATGGCTGGCACTTTCCAACCGCCCCCCACCTATGCCCTTCCCGTGATACCGGATGAGCGGACAGGGAAAGCTATATTCAATCCAATCTGGTTGAAGTGGTTTCTTGACTTATCTGCAAATCTAGGGAGTAATGGTGCGGGGAGTGTGTCGTCGGTAGCACTAGCGATGCCGGCGGCCTTCTCCGTCGCCGGTAGCCCGATCACGACTTCGGGTGGATTCACGGTAACTTGGACGACCGCGCCCACGGGAACGGGAGCACCTGTCCTCGCAACGACGCCAACGCTTGTTACACCAGTGCTGGGCGCAGCGACGGGAACAAGCCTCGTGCTGACTGGCGGCATTACGGTAGTGGGAGGGGCAAAGTTCCTCACCACGAATACAGCACTTACAAATGGGGCAGGTGTCGCGGCGGGAACACTCCTTACCGCCCCTGCCGCCGGCAACCCAACTAAATGGATAGGGATAGATGATAATGGCACAACTCGTTACATCCCGGCTTGGTAGCTATGGGACGCGCTGATTATCTCGCACTTGGTGATTGGAATGCCATCTGCTATGAGTGCGGGCGCAAGTTCAAGGCGTCGATGCTTAAGAAGCATTGGCAAGGTTACTGGGTGTGTCCGGAACATTGGGAACCTCGGCAGCCCCAGGACTTTGTTCGTGCTATCCCAGATATTCAAACGCCGCCGTGGACACAGCCCGTCTCGGAAATCTTTGGTGCGCTTTGCACTCCGCAGGGAAGTAGTGCAGTTCCCGGCGAAGCCCAGCCTGGCTGCATGATCCCTGGGTATCTCAGTCCTATGTATATTGATTCTTATTTCACCCCTTGAGGTATTATGGCTAATCAAACTCCCCCTTTTGTAGATGGTGATTTGGCGCAAGCGAATCGTGTTAATGCCGCCTGGCTGAATGACGTTAATGACCTCCGCTATGGGAATAGCAGCGCATTACGCGGGGCGGCATTACTGCAATTTCTGCAAGAGGGCACTGGCGCAGTTGTTACAAACGTGCAGGATGATGCACGGCAGAGAATCTCTGCATTGCAGTTTATGAGTGAGGTCGAGCGTAATGATGTGCAGGGATTTGTTGGCGCATCTGATATTTCGACTTCGTGGCTGAAAGCAAGAGATCGTGCGTATGCGGTCGCCGGTGAATTGATTAATCCTCCCGGCTGGTATAACTTTGGAGCGGGTGCTGCTGGAATCACGTTGAAAAATAGTGTTCGGTATAAAGGCGCTGGCGTTGATTTAATTAATGGCAAAGGTACCAAGTTCATCTACACTGGAACTGCTGATGCTTGGAAAATCAGTAATCCGTTGAATACCAGTACTTCCGCGCACATAGATATATCTGGGATTTATTTTTACGCGCCGAATATCACAATTAATAACGGGTGCTTGTTTGATACAGGTTCGTCCTATCTGACTATTGATCGTTGTCAGTTTGTGTCCGGCGGCGCGTGTATTATCTTTGATCAGACGGAACTTTCATCTGTTACCAACTGCGCACTTAATGCGTTCACAGTCAATGGCGCTTGCATCTGGCTTGTTAACGGGACGGATAAGAATGGTGCAGCATCTGCTAACTTCACCAACAAGATCACCATTGCTAACAACGGGTTCCTCTCGGACGGAGTTGGCATTTATGACGATGGGGGGACTAGTCACCGATTCATTGATAATAATTTTGATCGTTGCAAATACCACATCATTGCTACAAGTGTAAAATCTCTTGTTATTGAAGGTGGTGAATATGAAGTATCTACGGAAGATTCTATTGTCTTTGGAATTACCAAGCGCAGCACTGCCGCTGGCAATAAGTCTTATGGGGTTAGAGTAGCTAATTTATTTGCTTACAACAACATAGACAAGCCGATCATTTCAACAGTTGCCGGAGGACTTGCTGATATTACGATTGACAACTTGGTGCTTGAAACTGTTCCCGGTAGAGCATTTAGTGGCCTTGAACTAGCTGAAAAAGTAACCGCTCTCAATAATAGGCAAGTGGGGACGGGAGACACTGACACAACTGTTATCCGAATCAACAACCATGTGGATAACCTTGCAACCACTACATCTTGGGGTGCCTCAGTAGTTGCTCCGGCTATTGGCAACGGCACTATCGCCGGGGCATACAGCCGTAGAGGACAACGGGTTACATACAATTTTGTCCTTGCGTTCGGGAACACTACAACACTTGGCACCGGTTACTACACTTTTGATTTGCCAGTGGCAGCGGACACTACACTAGGCATGTATGAAACTGGAACTGCGTGGTTGCTAGTTACTGGAACCAGTTACTACTCAGCATCTGTTCGTATAGAGAATGCCGGTACAAAAGCGGTGCTTTACTTGGCAAATGCAAACGCCGTTGGTGCTGCCGTTCCTGCTGCGTGGACAAACACAAGCCGCATTGAATTCAGTATCACCTACACCGCCGCTACATCTTTCTAATAAAACAAAAATGGGTGGCAAAATGGAAGAACGGCGACGAAAAACAGATGATGTAGTATCTCACGCTGAGTTTATGGACTACAAAAAAGATACTGACAAGCATCGCTTGGACATGCAGAGGGAAACGGCGGCGGAAGTAGAGAAGGATATTATTCCCCTGATGCTCCTCCATGATGAGACAGTGGCGCATGAAGATTTTAAAGACTGGCCGCTGGATGTAGATATGGAGGTTTATAGGAACTTAGAACGGTTGAATAAGTTGCGGGTGTTTACGATGAGAGATGAAGGGACGCTGGTGGGTTACTGCACCATTTTCATTGTTCGTTCGCACCAGCGGCGGTCACTCGTGACAGGCATGGAAGATGCGCTGTATCTGAAACCGGAATATCGGAAGGCAGGTAATGCGATGAAGTTGATTAGCTATGTTAATGAGCAATTGAAGGGAGAGTGCGCTTGGGTGATGTATCACGCACCGGCGGCTTTCCCTAGGCTTGGGGCAATACTATCCCGCACGGGTTATACGAAGTATAGCGAAACTTACGCAAGGAGATTATAATGGCTTGTTTATCGGTAGCGGCGTTACTGGGTGGGGTTGGCGAAACTGCCGCCGTCGGCACAACAGCAGGATTACTGG